TTTTTTTTTTTTTTTTTAATGATACGGCGACCACCGAGATCTACACTCTTTCCCTACACGACGCTCTTCCGATCTGGAATTAATACTAGCCCCAACGGCCGAAACGTCATTTTTCATCGCTCCGAAAACTGATTTTACGTCAGCCGAAACGCGAGTAAATGCCTTCCGTATAGGGTCAGGTAATTTTGCGCCAATGTTAGAAGAGATACGTTGTAATTCTCCAAGGGCGATTTTAAACCCACCGGTCAATCCTTGGCCGATCTTGGATCCGATATTCTGGTTACTGTTTGCGAGCCGGTTCATCAATTCCCCGACTTCACGAATCATCTGATTTGCACTTTTAGAGGCCTCTTGTGCAGCGCTCTGAAATGCTTTACGTGTCGAGCTTACGACGTCGCTCATCGCTTTTTCATATCCCGATAAGTCCGCGCCGATAATCGCTTCAATTGATCCGTCAAAAGCCATCGCCCATCACCTCCTTTTTGTTATCTATTTCTAAAATGCTCGTTAAGACGCTCGATCTTCTCGAGCATATTCTGAGAATTTCCTCGTTTTTGTTCTTCGCGTTGTCTGAATAGACGACGCACTTTCTCGCGATCCTTTTTCTTGCTCAACTTGCCAAAGTCCGCTTTTTTAGCGTTCAAAGTGTATCGCAAGTTGAAAGCAAGCTCGACGAGGTTTTCTCTCTCTTCGATCGCTCGATAATAAAGGCCCTCACGAATCGCGTCAAGCTCGTTTTTCGTACATGAAAAGATAATATTCGGGTCAGTTAGACCCAAACGCGCACACTCTATTAAGAGATTGCGCTTCTCAAGCGCCCAATTTGCGCTTCCGTCTGTTCGATCTGAAGCTCTGCTTGCGCCTTGTCCTCCGCTGTTTCTGCTTTGGCTTTGAGGTACTTCAATCCCAGCTCGAGATTTTCTAAGTATTTCGAAACTTTCTCTTTGAAAAAACCAGATTCAACCATCTCTTCTTCTAGTGCTTCAAAAAGTGGCTCTGTGCTTTCTGCCCCGAGATCTTCCATCTTGTCCGCGATCGCCTTGATCGCTTCTTCCTCGCTTACCGCTTTCGCTTTTTTACTTGCGCATAGCTTGATAAGATCCACAAGAGCCGAATCGTTACGATCCACCACACGAAGGAATAGAGCTCCGACACCGTCCTCATTGCGTTTGCCGTCTGGTCCTTGAGATCCAAGATCACGATTGACCTTGTACATTGTCATATAATCAAATTTGATCTCGATTGTGCGACTTCCGACTGTAAATTCCATTGAATAACTCCTTTTTTGTCAAAAAAATAAAAGCAAAAGGGCATTTGAAGCCCCTTTGCTTGAAAAATTAGCGTGTGATATTGTTGTAATCGCCTGTTGTTTCGCCCGGGTTTTGGTACTCGTAAACGTCATTCAACATTGCGATTTCGTCCGCTGAAAGTGGGAAACGTCCATCGCGCAAGCGTCCGACAATACCCACGGTATAGTTAAGTTCAACGAATCCATCGATCGCGTCAGTAAATTCGACGTCGTCCGTGATCTTACCATAACCAAACTTAGCTGGATAGGTATCTTTTCCGGAAGTTGCGTCTTTGACGCTATCATCAACAATAACGCGCCAGATCTTCAATGATTCACCTGTCTTTTGTGCGTCAAGAACAGTTTGAACTGATGGATCTTTAGGTGCGAAATATTGAGTCAACTCGATAGAGTGTTCATCTGTTGCTTTTTCAAGCAAGCGCCCTTGTTGAGTTTGTTCATCAATGTATTCACCACCCATGGTAGTTGTACCATCTGTACGATAGGCTGGAAGCATAGCTCCGTTACCTTTTTCAGCGTGGATTGATTGAATGAAATAGAATACTTTTTTACCTACGACCGGTTTTGCGATCGTAATTTTGATTTTTGCTTTATCTTCAGCTTCACCCATTTAATTATTTCTCCTTTTAGAAAATTGTATCTGTTAATGCAATGACGATATGATAGACTTCACGGCCTACCGTATCGTCTAAGAATACGCTCGCGTTCATATTGCGATTGTGGCCGATTCTTCGAAGGGCCTCTGATTTGACTTTTTCAACACTAGCCCGGCTTTCCGTGCCCGGTAAGAAAATATCGATCTGTACGCTCATATCCTCAATAATAAGCCCCGTTTGAGCTGTTTTTGATGTGTCCGAGCTAGATTGCCCGATCACCAAAAACGGCTCGAGTGTGTCTTGTTTTGGTAGCTTAAATTTGATTGGAATATTGAGCGGTTTTAATTTTTCGCGTAAATCAGCGAGCATTTTGACTGAAGGCGTTTCGTTTGCCATGAATCACCTCCTAAACATTTTACGAAGGTTCTTAAATAACACTTCGCTTTCTTCCTTAACGGCTGGACCAAGAAACGGCTGGGCCTTCATCTTACGAGTTCCAAGCTCCACATAGACCGAATAGCCAGCGGGAGACGTTACTTTGTACCGTAACATACCCACCCGAGCGACAAAGATCCCGTTTCGCATGAATCCGGTATCGACTGCTGCTTTCATTTTGGCTTTCCGTTCCACACGCAAGGCCGATCGTTGCAATTCTGCTGATACAACCCGACGTGCTTCCCGTGGCTTGTTCTGGACCTTCCGCATGAACTTGTCCAAGCCCTTGACAGTATATGAAAAACTCATAAGTAAATAACCGTGCTATTATGATGATATCGTTTGCCTTTGATTTTGAGACGGTGCCCATTGTAAATCACTTCCGAGAAGCCCTTGTAAGTGCCTTGTAAGTGCAATTTGAACGAATCGAAATCGTACTTACCAAAGAGACCCATCATCTCGTAATTAGATAATGAATTTCGCATACAAGGGACTGGGAAACTCTTTTTTGTTTCCGTGTTCTCAAGCAATTCGTCCTCTGGCTCTTCCTCAAAGATCAAGGTCACGCGTTCGTTATAGATCATACACGCGCCCCCTTTAAATGAATCGAGCGATCCCGCGGGCCCGATGTTTAATCGCAAGGCCCTGTAATACGACCTTATGCTCATCTGTTAGATAGCTAGACTCCCAAGTAAAGCTCCGGCCTTCCTCGCTGTCCGCTGTCGCGCCTTCCGAGTTTAGTCGATTAAAGCGACTGACGGCAACGTCTCGAAGGATATAAGCCACGCTCTCGGGTAATTCCTCGAGTGCTGTTTCCGAGAATTGATTGACGTAAGCGATCATACGCTCGAAGCTATCCCGTACAATAAGGGCCAAAAGATCGTCTTGTTCTTGGTCAGCCTTGGGAATACCTTTTAGAAGTCGAAGCTCTTCCGTTACTTGATCGATATTGATTGCTGTCATCGCTAAAACCTCCTAAAACTAGGCTGCCACCGCTGACGTTGGTGCTTGAATTGTTGCTTCTACCACACCGTCCGGAATTTCAGCGAAGAGAACGTTTGCGCCAAAGAAAACAGACTCGAAAGTCAAGTTATTCAAGTGACGATCACGCGCAACACCGATCAAACCTGTTTCATCTGTGAAGTCTGCGAACAATCCGCCAAGATCTCCACCAGACACATTCAGGTAAGCGAAAACAAGGTTTTCAACGGCTGTTGTATAGATCTTTCCTTGTGGACATGAAGGCATTACGATAACGTTTTGCATACCGAGGAAGTTTTGAAGAAGAGTGAATCCGAACACGTTTGAAGCGTCAGACGCAACGGCTGTACTTCCGAGGTATTCAGCCACGTCGAGCGGGTTAACGAAAGAAACAAGTGGAGAACCTTCGAATTCGTTAAAAGTGGTCAATTTGCCCCAACTGTTCGCGAGTGCTTGTTGAAGTCCTTTTCCTGTTACTTTAGTTTTAGTCTTTTTAAGATAAGCTAAGAAGTCGTCCTTGATTCCGTTTTGAATTTCACGAAGCAAGCGAGTGTCTGCTTCTGTGATAGCGCGTGACGCACCGTGACGGGCGATTGCTTCCGCTGATACAGCACGACGTTTCTTGAACCATTCTACTGTGTATTCTTGGTCCTTCGCGCGTGTCATTTTAGAAAGCGGAATTGTTTCACCTTCAGCGGTTTTAGTTGTGTCAACGTCCGCTGTCCATTTGTAAGTTTGGATCTTTAGGTCGTTTGTCAATTCTTGACGGCGAGTTACTCCCAAAAGACGGAGTAAGTCGTTAATGTTTTTAGAAAATTTATTGACAAAATCAATGGACTTAATTTCGCCCAAGTCTGTCATGGTTGTTAGTTTTGCTTCAGCCATATTTTAATAGCCCTTTCTAATTTTTAAATAGTCCAATGTTTGCAGCGATCATTGCTTGACGTTCTTCGTCGTTCTCAATAGCCATGATCTCTGCTTTAGTCATAGATACTGGGCCCGTACCCTTGCGAGGTGCTTTCTGTGTCAAACGTTCATCGACGCGGGCTTCTACTGCCTTATCAAAGATAGCTCGCAACGTGCCGATCTTCTCCTTTGTGGCTTCGGCTGTCTCATCGATCACAAAATCGATAAACTCGCCCGGCAAGCCTTCTTCGCTCAATAGCGTTTGAGTTGCCACGCGCATTTCTTTGATTGCAAGAGCTCGTTCGCGTTCTTCGATCGCTTGGATCCTTTTCGCTTCCTCTTCTTTCGCGCGTTCGTCCTTGGTCAGCTTCGCGAGGCGTTCGCCTTCGCTTTTGGCCTTTTCGATTGCTTCAGCTTGTTCAGCTTCCCAGCTGGCCCGTGCTTTTGCAACTTCGGCCGCGATTGCTTTTCCAAACTCTGCGCGTGTAAAGGTACGTTCTGCCTTTTCCTGCTTGGTCTCAACTTGTTCTTCTTGAGTGACGTCTTGCTCAATAGCTTCAGTCTCAACTGCTTGTGTATTTTCTGACATGATTTTCCTCCGATGGTTACGCCATCACTCGATATTCTCGCTTTACGTCCGGCGACGAAACGATGCAGCTTTTAACGTCCTCCGCATAGTCTGGACAATAAAAAAAGCGGTCTATTCCCGCTTGTCAAGATACCGGATCACCTCCGATCACTCGTTCTTGTCACCTCGTGACTGTTTAATGCTATTTATGATACCTTCTACCATTCCAGCGATCACGGCCCAACCTGTCACCACAATAAAGGCAAAGCAAAAAAGGCCCGCTGTGTACGATACCATATCCCAGATATTAATCACTTGTTTCCTCCTCTTCTATTTCTTCCGCGTCCGGCATGATCGTAGAACGACAATTGTAATGGAACGGGGGCATATTCACCCCTACTTGCGCGTCTTCTAACTTGTATAGCTTATCTTCTTGCGCGATTCGCCGGCAAATTTGAGTTGTCCGATCGTCCAGCACGACCAAAATCCGATAGTATTCAAGCCCGGCTTTCTGATAGCGCTTGATAGTGGCCCGATTTATGACGGCTGTCGCGTCGGTCCGAACCAACGTTTCAGCTCGCGACCGTGCCACGTTGAATTCTTTCCGAATCTCGCGGGCCATATCTTGTGGGCTGTCTCCACGAACAAAACCTTGTTTAAATACTTCTCTCAGCTTTTGCGAGAGGCTGTCGGTATTGCCCCAAAGTTGCTCAGAATAATTCCGACCATTGAATGGGGTTTTAATAATCTCTTCAAACGCCGGTCGATTGACCGCGCCTGTACGGCCTCCCATAGCCTTTCTGTACGCGTATTCTGCTACGGTGAATAAATACTTCTCGAAGCTCTTGTGAAGCGCTCCTGTGAGCACTCCGAGCCTGTGGATAGCTTCCAACTGCAAAGCCTCGATTCTGATCGCTCGAGCTGACGCGTATTGTTGGTTTAATCGCTTCAATAACTCCGGATCCTTTTCGGCCTGCTCGCGGTATAGCGTCGCATTTTCCACATAATCACTAAGATCCTCACCTCGAAGGCGCTTCGTTGCGTCTTGGTAAGTGAGTTCGTGATCTTCGGCGTACTTTGTATAAAAGTCAAACAACGACTTTTGAAGGGTTACAGCTTCGTTTCGATAGATCTTTTCCAATTCAGCGAAAAAGTCTATGTCTTTTCGGTCAACGTACTCAAATATCTCACGGGCGCGTGCTTCCCAGTATTTCTCATGGTTGGTTGTCTTCAGATTCTTCATCTGCTGCTACCTCGTCGCCCTGCTCGTCGTTTTGTGACTTGCCTTGTGGCTCAATCCATGGGAGCATTTCAAGGGCTTTTTCTGACTCTTCTTTCATACGCTCCAATTCAGCTTCAGCATTGACCCCTGTCACTTGTTCGAGCATTTCGAAGATTGTTTGTTCGCTTACTACGCCATACAGATTTTTGGCCATGGCCACAATCTCAGCGTCATTCTGCGGAATGTTTGGAGTAAATACAACGCTCGTTTCATTGATAAGATTGTAATTTTCTGAATCATTTCCCTTAATCTTCCAGATATTGACGGCAAGACGCAAACGACGCATAAGGCCTTTTTCAAAAAGTAACTCTTGTTTGCCTCGATAGTTATCGGACGCCATCAATTTATACTTCATGGCCTCACCTGACTGTGTACCTGCGAAATTGTTATCCGTGGTATCCGGAGTGAAGGTAAAGCGTAAAATATCATTCACTAGCCGTTCCTTGTACGCTTCCGCTCCAGCCGTGTCGTATGATTTGACAAGATAGTTCGCGTTTGGACTTGATCCGCCCGGGATCGGGTTATCATCGAGAATCAAGATTTTCGCTTTCTTAAACGATTGAGACACCGCAAGGCGTCCGTTTGGATTGATCCGGCCATCTTCCAAGAAGTCCTTGTCTTCGACCCCTGTAAACGGGTTCCCGGAGATCACCAAAAGAGCCTCGTTGCTGTCTTGTTGGAAGTTCGCAAGCTCTGACTGCGATAAGTCGTAAGCGTCGATAGAGTCAAGCACAGCTTCAAAAGCCCCTGTCCGGTCCGTATTGTTACTAAACTCATTTACTGGTACGCCATTAAAGAAATGCTCGCTTGTATCTTTGAGATGAAGCGTGTCCGTGTCTTGGTTATCGTCCACATACTCATAAATAGCGTTGCTGGTATAAACCTTAACAAAATCGCGTTTGTGGCCGTTGCCGTAACTAATAGAGTAGTAGTTGATAGCCATCAACGAACGTTGCTCATAGCTATCATCATAAATGACAAACGTCTGTTCTGGATCCATACGATAGAGCTTGACCCAGACCGAACCGTCTTCGTCTTGATATGTATTCAAAAGCTCATAAGCACGGCCATAGATCGCGAGGTCCGTTTTGATCGCGACATTGTGGTCCTTCTCGTTGTTTTGTTTTGAAAACTGGTCAATCTGTTTTTGGATTTCTGCGTTCTCGTTCTTGTATTCGACCGGGTTCCCCAACATATAGCCTTGTTCAAAAATAGCAATGTATTTCGCCCAGTCGCTCGCGATTCGATTATCTGCGCTGTATGGATCGCTCTTGTCTTCGCGGTACTTGATATTATTATCAGCGAGATAATAACGCTTGAGCTCTTTCAAACGGTCCAATTGCTCGGATCTGTGCGTCCCGATATAGTTTTTTAGACGTTCGATCCATTTCTGGCCCTCGTATTCGATTGTTTCAAAATCTTCAGCCGTCATGATGAATTGACGATTCGCGTTCTCGTCAAAACGCCGTCCTTTTAAAAATTTCAATTCCTCTTATTCCTCCCTTTAGAAATAATATTGCGCGCTGGTCATACGCTCTTTCACTGTGCTGCTCGTATCGTATACGTGTTGCGAATAGATCGCGTATCTTACCGCGTCTAATACGTCGTCATGCTCTTTTACTGGCTCGCCCGATCGCTCATTCCAAACGTATTGATAGATCTCGTCTTTGAATTTCGCGACCTTATTCGAAACGACAAAAAAGCGACCAGCTTTCATCAGCTTGGCCACTTCCTCAATTCCAGATAATACCGACTTATACGCATTAAAGCACTTGAGCCTTTCACGGTTAAATCGTCCGACGTGCTCGGGACGTGCGCTATCAGCCCAGAAGTAAATATCACCGTACCGCGCCTTGATATCTTTTGCGATATCTACCCAAAAGTCTATCTCTTTGTACTGGTGCGCGTGTTCCTCGAGTATGTACACATCGCCAGCCTCTGTTTGGCCAACGACCACGATAGCCCCCCAGTGTTCATATCCCCAGTCAACCCCCGCGTAGATCTTCGCGAAATGCTCGGGCGGTTGCGTCGTGTACATATCCTCTTTAAAATCACGATATACCGCACCTTCACCGATCACCCAACGGCCGTATATCCCGCGTTCGGTAAACATACCGGAAGGCGTTGTCGCGATCAAATTATCAACGTATCTTTGATTCAAGAATGTATTATCGAATATCGTAAAATGATTCGCGACGATCTTTTCATCATCTGCCTTGTCGATATAATCGACCTTGAGCCAATGCTTTGGGTGGTCCGGGTTTGTGTCACATATAATACGCGCGCCGTACCCCGAGCACCGCTTTAGAATTTCGTCAAATACCTCTTTATTTGCGAGCGTGGCCTCGTTGACGTATGCCCCGAAGGCTGTCATACCACGAATAGCTTTTAGGCCCGCTATGGAGCCCGTAAAGGTCGTAACGACGTATACACCGAAAAGTGTGAAATTGCCGTGGCGGTCAAACTGGAATTCGTGGCCGTAAGCGTCTGTGATCTCGCGTAAGATATTTGTTTGAAGTGTTCCGGACGATACCGCCCCCAGAATATACATCGGCGTTTGAACTCCGACTTTTGCAGCATTTTTCTTGACGCGTTTCAATTCCATCAAAAATAGATCATTGTCGAGCTTGGTTTTCCCGGCCCGTACTGCGCCATGATTTATCATCATGTACCAATCGCGAGAAATAGAGCGTCGCAAGATCCCGATCTGTTTATCTGTGTATAGCCGATCAAGTGCCATCTTGTATTACTCCTTCTAGCTTGTCAAAATAGTCGGACATGATATCTTCAGAAGCGACATTGCCTTCAAGAGCTTGCTCGCGTTTCTTGTTCTCAAGTTGCATTGCTTTAACGCGTTCTTTCTGCTCTTTCTTATCGAGAGCGTCTTTCGTGCCTTCGTTACCGTTCATCTTGGCTAGAAGCTCAATCGCTCGCATATCGCCTTTTAATGCTTTTTGCAAAAGCACCGTCGCGATTGCTGTTTGATTCGTCGCGCTCAAGCCCTTTTCTTCAAGCATTTCTTTAAGTTGCGGACTAAAGACGTCCATCTCCAAAATTTGATTGACTTTCTTTTTTAGATCCGCTTTTTCTCGTCTAGCCTTACCCGAGGCGATACCGGCTTTTCGGGCATTTCTTCGGCGCTCTTCGGGCGTTCGTTGCTCATTTGGTATTAAATTATCTGTTCTATCTCTGGGCAATTTTTCCCCTCCTTCCAAATTAAAAAGCCACAAGTTTTTTTACTCATGACTTCATTTTATATTCTAAAAGAGGGGCTGCCGTTTTAATTTTGGTAAGAAAAAACCCCGATTAAGGGGCTAGATACAACGCAATGACACGGATTCGCACCGTGGCTTCCTCTATCAAGGTGTACTCCTTCTATACTATCCCTTACGTTTTCTATTGTAATTATACCACTCTTTCGTCACTCTATCAACCATCGCCCGCTCTTTAGTTGTCAGATTTGTACCGCCTTTTTTACTCACTTCGTATTCATTATGAAAATAGCCATGATGAACATGAGGGACCATTTTTTTGTGTTCATGATCTAGGTCTATCTGTTTATTACGTTTATTTTTACCGTCATTGTAAGTAATACTTTTTAAAGTATTTGTGTGTTTATCAACTAATACGTATACCCTACCTTTAGTCATAGTTTCCATAGGTGCCACTTGTCCACCAATCCCATTTTGAGTAACAAATTTGATATTCCCGACTTTATGAACGGTTTTATATTCCGTCCCATATAGTTTGCCTTTTTTGCTCCTGCCAGAACTCGCACCTCTACCGCCCATAGCCTCCCTTTCTTACTGTCAAATTTTGTTTTACTATTTTTTCTTTAGTAATTTTTCGACGTCCCCTTGTGATAATTCGTGAAGGACTCCTTTTTTCATCATGACAAAATAATTATCTTTCTTGTTTGCGCTCGGGTTAACATTGTAAATTGTTTTTTCACTCAAATTCCATGCTTGCCACCCCGGCCCACTATCGTTTGGATCAACAAAAGATCGTTTGAATTTATATTTCGGATCTAAACCAGATACTTCCGCCACCCAAGCCGGTTGCCGTTTAGAAACGTTAAAAAGCAATTGTCCATCGACAACTGAATCTTCAAGATCTCGACTTTTTGTATTATTTACTAAAATTCCCGATACTGATTTTTTCGTTCCTTTTTTCTTTTTTCCGGATCTTGCTCCTCTACCGCCCATGTTTCAACCTCTCTGTCGTTTCATTTTCGAAATAGTGTACTTCAATATCCCCGTAGTCATATTCAATCGCACCACCATAGACTAATAATCTTTTAGGTTTTAATAGCTCGATCATAACGTCCACACCAGCGCGCCATATTTCAAGTTGTTCTTCGTTCTGCTTGACCCCAATTGTGCTGATCGCAAGTGTAGCACCCTCCGGCAATCCGTCAAAGCAAAAAGAAAAGCTGTCCGAGTACGCCCACGATACCGTGGGAATAACCGTATAGCCGTACCGTTGCATGATCTGACCAATCAACCTCGAGCGATACACATTCCAGACTTGCATAGCTACCGGCATATCGATATATAAGCTAAAGTCTGGCGTAAGTACACAATCGAACTCGCCCAACTTCTCGATATAATATTCTGGTCGTTGCCATATCCTCTCGAATTGATAATCATCAAGAAAGAAATGGACTCCCGCGCCGTGATCTGGCTTGTTTAACACGTAATTAAAGCCTTGCAAGCGTTCCGGGACGTGATCCACTGGATCGAGCACGGGCATTTCAAAACGTCCTTCCGTGGCTTGTGGATCGAATAAGTTGAGATTATATTGATTTATTGTTGTTTCTCTGTGAAATTCTTTTTCTTCCTCTTCCTCTGGTTCTTCTGATTTAAAATCAAAGCCAAGATCATCTTTTGGCAAGTCAAAACCAAAATCCGCCATATCCACACTAAAGATCTGGTCCAGCTCATCTTTTAACATTTCGGTATCAAAGCCTGTGTCCATGTTTAGCTTATTATGAACCAAGATATAGGCTTTCTTTTGATCCTCTGATAAGTGAGACAAGCGAATGACTTCCACTTCCGTGTACCCGAGTTGCTCGAGTGCTTGTAAGCGTCCGTGGCCCTCGATGATGATATTGTTTTCATCAATCGCGATCGGGTCATTGTTTCCAAATTCTTGGATTGATTTCTTGATCTTGTCGATCTGCTCTTGCGGGTGTAACTTCGCGTTTCCCTCGTATTCAACCAGATCTTTTATTTTGACTTTTTCAATTTGCATAATAACACCAAAAAAGCCCCGGAGCAGGGCTAAAAAAGAATAGAGTATAGTTTAAAATGCTTACAGATAAGGCAAAACCAGACCTTATCAAAGAGGACGGGTGGAATCGAACCACCAAAACGAAGTATTTTTAAAAAAATAAAATTAGGAGACCCATGTTCAACCAAGACACGGAAAGTTTATGAAAAGTAGTTATCTGTTGCCGTTATAACTGAAGTCCTTTCGCCCTCTGGAAGATCTCCGCTTCCTTCAATCTTCCGATAATACAATTTTATCACCTTTTTTTGACACTTTTCCCAAAATTCAAGCCCTTTTTAAAAAAATACTTGTATATTTCTTTTCCAGCCCTTCAAAGAACGGTTTTATGATATGCCGATAAACTGAATTTTTTGACATAAAGAGCTCAAGGGCCACCCCTTCGACGTTTTTTGACCGTGTCACATATAGCGCCTTAATTGCCTCCCAAGTTGAGGGAGCACACTCCCTTGTGTATTCTGTGATCGCTTCTGCGAGTGTATAGAGTCGAATCAATTTCGGATCGTTTTCTTTGAGAATCACATTTTTTAGGGCTTCTGGTGTATTAGTTGCTGCCTTGCTTTTGATAAACCAATTCTCATCGAAATTTTGATAAGGGAAAGTGATCTCTTCGATTCGTTCTTTGATCTCTTTGTCGAACGGATATCTTCGAAGTGCGTCAATTAGATATCCGTATCTTGTTTCAATTCTCAAGCTCCACTCCTTTCTAGCTTCAAGCTATTTACTTCTCTTTTTCGTAAATGTCGAATACTCCGACTTTCTGGCTGTTGCGATAAGTCACCGCTTCGGCTTTTGTTGGGAACTCAAACTCCTTAAATTTTGCCGAATGGTTACAATCCCAACGCGTCAGCTTGTTATACTTTCTCACGATATAGACTTTCATACTATCCACCAACGCCGTTTTCATTGGCAATTTCTTTCAATTGCTGGGCCATACGTGAGTTATAATCGTTATTTAATTTATTAATTATCACGTCTTGCATTGTGTTTTTTTCTTTGGCTTTCTCGAGCTCGTCCTTTTGCGTCAAGATTGTCTGCTGTAGCTCGCTGTTGCTCGTTTCAAGCGTCCGTACTCGCGTATTCAGATTGACACATACAGCGATTAGGACAAAAAGAATAAACGCAAAATTCGCACGTATCAGCTTATCATTATTCGTCATCTTCTCGCCCTTCTTTCCACATAGCGAGCCCGATCGCTGCGAGGCCACCAAGCCACGCAAGAGACAAGAGTCCGAATATAACAGTCCATAGGTCCATCATTCCACCTCCTCAATCTTGATTTATTAAGATGGACTGACCTTTTACAACGGTCTTGCCATCTCTGGATACGAGGCTTGAATTATTTAATTTTAATGTCGAAGCGTTGATATATCCCACACTAAAATTTGTCTTTTCGAGAATTCTTATTTTTCTACTATACGGATATCTATTCGGTCGTGTCATTCTGTTACCTCCAACAATTCCGGATTTTCTAGCGAATTTCCGATAATCTCAAACTTATAATAAGAGAGATATAGCGGTTGCCATTCTGCCGTTCTATTTTTTAGTTCATCTACAAACTCGTAGATAAAACAAGCATAAGAACCATGCCATTTAACAATAACTTTTCTGCCATTATAATCAAGGATATCCCCCTCAAAGATTTCTTTCCCATTATTGTCAAGCAATCCTGTTGATTGCATGAGATGAAGATCATTATTTACTATCCATTCGTTATCACAAGAGTCCTCATCAATTATCCAAATGTCACCATTTCCAACCATTACTTCATCTGGTTGATACATACGTGTGTATGAACTGCTATCATACGCTCTAAACTTTGGAATCATCTTGCACCTCTTTATTTGTATATTCATTTTTTTCTAAACTATCAGCTACATGCTTTATTGCCAATGACGCACCAAGTCTAATAAGGTCATCATGTGAAAGGTTTTTCAAATCTTCTTTTGACAATTCCTTTTTGCTCATCCTTCCACCTCCTCAACTTCAAACAATGGGCTATTAAACACTTCCCCGAAGCCAGCTTCCTCAAGCTCTTTGCGGGTGTGGCATCCTATTTGATGATCTGTATCATAGATTGAAGAGAAAATCCACGTTTTGTTTATCTTTTCAAAAATTAGACAGCTATTAAAGTACACTCCTTTTGCTTTCACTCGATACCGCTTTTCTTCCTCGACCTCGTAGCCATCAAGCCAAGCA